AAGGCATCATGATTACTCAGTATTACGTTGATGCAAATCCAATTAGCATGAACGATATTGTTACAATTCAAGGATTAGATGAAGGCGTATTAGAGCGCGCTGGTCGCACAATTCAGAGCGCGATTGATATTAATAAAGCAGCGGCAATCTCAAGCGCCACACCGATGAGTTCGGGCATATTGAAAAATATGGGTGCGGATCTTCCACCTGCCGAAGTTTCTGGATTGTTAGCCGCTTGGAAACGTAGCCGCCAAAACAATTCAACTGCATATCTCACTAGCACTCTCGAATATCAGCCAACACAATTTTCACCTAAAGAAATGATGTACGCGGAAGCCATCCAAGGATTATCGACGGAACTTGCCAGAGCGATGAACGTACCTGCTTACCTTCTTAGCAGTGAAATGAATCAAAGCATGACGTACTCTAACATTCAAGACGAACGTAAACAGTTTTATGCGATGTCAATCGAGCCTTACATTCAGGCGATTCAGTCAAGACTTTCAATGGATGATATTTCAACGGCTGGACACGAAGTTCGTTTTGCCGTTTTTGATACTTTCTTAAAGCAAGATCCAATGACTGAACTTGCAGTTATTGAGAAGTTGCTATCGCTTGGACTAATTACAACTGAACAGGCTATGGAAATGACTGACCTATCTCCAAATGGAAGCGAAGGCATGAGTTAATGGAAACCCTTTATATAGAAGCATCATCTATTGAATGCAGCGAAGAACGTCGCGAGATTAGTGGCAAGATCGTGCCAATGGGTACTGGCGAAATCGGCAATACCAATCTTGGCGGTGTCGTATTTCAGGCTGGATCAATTCAAATTGAAGATCCAAGCAAGATCCGACTTCTATCGCAGCATGATATTAAGAAACCTGTGGGACGTATGGTTTCGGCAGAGGTTCGCGAAGGTGACGGCATCTATGCAACCTTCAAACTAAGTCGCTCAACAGGTGGCAACGATGCACTCGTTATGGCTCAAGAAGGTCTAGTTACAGGTCTTTCAGTAGGTGCAGAAATTATTGCATCAGCACCTTCAAAATCAGGTCACACAGTAGTTACTTCAGCAAGACTCAAGGAAGTCAGTTTAGTAACCGAGGCCGCATTTAAATCAGCGGCGATCACAGAAATTCGAGCAGAAGAAATTTCTGAAGTCGAAGAAACCAAACCAACAGAAAGCGAGGCGGTCGTGGAAAATACTCCAGACACCGTAGCAGCACCAGAAGTTGAGGCAACGGCTGTTGAAGCCGCTCGTCCAACTGTTTCAGCACCAGCATACGCAAAAGAGCGTACTGCACCAATCTCATCTACTCAGTACCTAGAAGCATCTATCAAAGCAGCACTTGGCGATGACGATTCACGTCGTGTAGTTCGCGCTGCCGATGATTCTACTTCTACAAACACTGGCCTAACGTTGCCACAGCATCTAAATCAATTCGTTACAGATACATTTTCTGGACGTCCAGCATTTGATGCAGTAACTCGCAACGCGTTAATTGATTCAGGGATGTCATTTACTGTCCCTCGTCTTTACACCCAAAATGCAACACCTGACACTGCTCCAGCGGTTGCAGATGTTAACGAAGGTGCAACTGTTACTGATACAGGCATGACATCTGCTTATGACACTGTAAATATCAACAAGTTCGCGGGCCTCAATCGCATTTCTTGGGAACTCATCGACCGCAGTTCGCCTTCCTTTATGGAATTGCTTATGGCTGAACTTCGTAAAGCGTATGAGAAGGCAACCGATTCAGCACTACTTACTGAATTAATTTCTTCAGGTACAACTGCCGCAACTACCGCAGCAACCGCAGCGGGACTTCAATCATTTATCTCTGTAGAAGGCGCAGCCGCATACAAGGGAACTGGCGGAGACTTCGCTAACAAGTTGGTCGTCAACACAGATCAGTGGGCAGCAATCACAGGTTATGCAGACACAACAGGCCGCGCACTATATTCAGCGCAAGGTCCAACAATGAACGCATCAGGTACAGCGGTTGCTTCATCAGTGCGTGGAAACATTCTCGGCACTGACCTAATCGTTGACCATAACATCGCTGCATCAGGCGTTGTAGATAACTCAGCATTCCTTATCGCACCTTCATCAGTGTACGTATGGGAATCACCTGTTACAAACCTTCGCCTTCAGGTACTTACAACTGGCGAGTTGGAAATTGCACTTTACGGTTACATGGCCGTTTACGTTGCAAAATCTGGCAAGGGTGTACGTAAGTTCAACCTAACTTAATAGGTTACTAAGTCGCTGGCGGGGCGTTGCCCTTACGTCCCGCCAGTCTTTAGAAAGGAGATCAAATGGCTTATACAACTGTTGCTGAACTTCGCAGCGCGCTTGGAGTCGGTACTTTGTACCAAGATTCTGTGTTGCAATCAGTATGCGATGCTGCCGATAATGTGTTGATCCCTTTTCTATGGACTAACTCAACTCCAGTAATAGGACACAGCAATACCACCAACACAGGTACTTCTTTCTTTCAAGATCGTATTGATGACGTGTTTTATGTTGGACAGTCTCTCGTTTTTTCAGGTTGCGGTTCAAAACATAACGGCAACAAAACACTAACAGGCGTTGGTGAGTATTCAGTAACTTATGCAATTACTGGAAACAGTAACGTAGCCGCGCCTTATCATCCGATTAACCCTTACGGTTCAGCCGCCGCCGATACATACGTTGATTACTCAACAGTGCCATCAGTGCAAGAAGCATCTCTAATGATTGCTATTGCTATCTGGCAGGCGCGCCAAGCGCCAAGCGGTCAAGGCATGTCAGTCGATGGTTTTACTCCGTCACCATTTACAATGAGTTCAACTTTAGTAGCACGCATTCGTGGGCTTATAGCGCCGTATCTCTCACCTAATTCTCAAGTAGGCTGACATGACGGCGGCCATTACAACTCTACGTACAACAATCGCCAATGCGATAGTTGACAATACTAAATACTCTGTATTTGCTTTTCCACCAAGCACACCGATAGTTAACTCGGTAACAATAAATCCAGCCGACCCATATTTAGTTCCTACTAACAATTCGCGTAATACTGTCGCGCCTATGGCTAACTTTTTAATTCATATCTTTGTGCCTTTACTAGACAACGAAGGCAACCTTAATGGAATTGAGGAAATGCTAGTTGCAGTGTTTAACAAACTAGCGGTTTCCTCGATCGTCTATAATGTAGGCAGTGTGAGCGCGCCAAGCGTTCTAAGTGCTGCATCAGGCGATTTACTCACCTGCTCGATGCAGGTGTCCGTACTCTCGAGTTGGGAATAGACCTATGAATGAATGGGAAAAAGATAATGAAGCGTTCCTGATTAAGATAGGTCAGAACGCTCCAGTAGTACCAGCACCTAAACCAGCAACTAAGAAAGAAGAGGAATAAACGAAATGGCAGTATATCTAGCAAATACGGGGATTCTTACTGTTAATGCAGTTGATCTCTCATCTTTGACAAGTTCAGTTACAATCAATCGCGCATTCGACGAACTCGAGGTCACCAGTCTTGGAGATCAAGGTCATCGTTACGTGAAGGGCCTTGAGGCTTCAAGCATTACGATCGACTTTTTCAATGACTCAGCAACAGCAAAGACACTACAAACACTTCAGACAAACTGGGGCAACAACGTAGTAGTAACATTTAAGCAATTAGATGCAGTCGTATCAGCAACAAATCCTTTGTACACTATGACATGCTTGATTAACAATACAACTCCAGTTAACGGAGCAGTTGCGGATCTTTCAACTCAGAGCGTTACATGGAACGTTTCAGGTACAATCGCAGTAACAACAGCACCATAATCAACTAACTAAGGGGCAAGCATGGCAAAACTAAAGGTAGTAAGGGTAGATGGAAGCGTTAACGAGTACGAGGTCACACCTGTAATCGAGTACGCTTTTGAGAACTACGCCAAGATGGGATTCCATAAAGCAATTGTGGAAAATCAACGCCAGTCTGACATCTACTGGTTATGTTGGGAAGCGATCAGGCGATCAGGAGAAACCGTTAAACCATTTGGCGAAGCGTTTATTGAAACGCTCGTCAGCGTGGATGTGGTGGACTCCGACCCTTTAGGATAGATAGAAACTCTATTTGTTATCTCGCGGCTCGCTTGAGTCATGAGTATGGAGTTTCTTTTCAAAGCATCGTAGAACTTTCTCCGATGGCTTTACAGGCACACGTCGACGTGTTAAAAGATATAGCGAAGGAGCAAGATAATGCCAGTAGAAGTAGTAGGCGGCGTCGCACTTCGTAAAGCGTTGAACAAATGGGCGCCTGATTTGGCCAAGGAACTAACCCGCGAGTTAGGTAGGATCCTTAAACCGATCGTTGCCGAGGCTCGCGGGTTCGTTCCTCAAACTGCTCCAATGAGCGGATGGGAAGTTCGTCCCACCGATCGAGGCCATTCTTTTCCTAAGTATGATGCTTCAGAAATTCGTAAAGGTATAGTTTACAAAACTACTCCAAGCAAGCCTAACTCAAATGGCTTTACCAATTTAATTAGAATCCAAAACAAATCTATGCTTGGTGCGATCTACGAAACCGCTGGTCGTAAGAATGGCCAAGGGCAAGACTGGGTAGGGCCAAAAGCAGGCGGAGCATCCAAGGGTGTATCTCGATCCAACAATCCTTATGCAGGAAACCAATTTATCTCTAATCTTGGCAATCTTCATGGATCTGGAAAGTTTAGAGACGGCAAGATGATGGGCCGCTTGATCTTCAGAGCGTGGGCTAATACACAGGGCAAGGCTAACGCTGCCGTATTTAAGGCTTTAGAAGAGACAACCGCCAAGTTTAATAAGCGCACAGAGATAGTAGATTTGAAGAGAGCCGCATGAGCAACGTTGCGATTAGAATTGCCGCCGAGTTTACTGGCGCCAATGCATTCAAGAAGGCTGGCAAGTCTAGTTCAAGCCTTGAAAAGGGTGTCAAGAAACTTGGCGTGGCAATGGCTTCCGCCTTTTCAGTTGGCGCTATTACTTCATTCGGTAAAGCCGCAGTTAAGGCTTTTATGGATGACCAAAAGGCAGCCGCAGCCCTAGCCAATACATTAAAAAATTTAGGCGTGGACTTTGCAGTCGCAGCCAATGAAGAATTTATCTCTAGCCTTGAGACCTCGACAAATGTTCTAGACGATAAACTTCGCCCAGCGCTAGGTAAGTTAATTACCCAAACAGGCTCATTGACTTATGCTCAGGACTTACTAACCAAGGCTATTGAAATCTCACGCGGGTCGGGTATCGCGCTCGAAACGGTAACATCAGATTTAGCCAACGCATTCGTAGGTAATATGAAAGGCCTCAAGAAGTACGCAACAGGTTTAACTAATGCGGAACTTGCTGGCATGTCTTTTGAGCAGATCATGGAAAGACTTAACGGTCAGTTCGCAGGATCGAGCGCTGCATACCTAGCGACTTACGCAGGCAAAATGGATGCGCTCACAGTCTCTTCTGAAAATGCTAAAGAGACTATTGGCAAGGGATTATTAGATGCCCTAACCATTCTTGCTGGCGGCGGTGAAAGCAGCATTACTTCAGTTACAGAGGCTATTGCTAAACTTGCTGAAGGTATAGGCAATTACTTTAGAGGCGTTGCCACCTATGTAAGAAACATCTATGACAATCCGATTATGAAGAACATAATCAAAGCCGCTATGTGGCTGATTAAACATTCGTCAACAGGCATCATATTGAGGCGAGTCGCTGGAGTAGGCAAGGAAACTAGGGAAGACGAAGAAACAACTCCTACATTAACTGCTGCCCAAAAGGCTTTACTAGCCGAACAAAAGAAGCGCGCCATAGAGCAAGCCAAGTTAATTCGTGCCCAGAAAATTGCATCGGATAAGGCTAAGAAGCAGGCCGCAGACGAGGCAAAACTTAAGAAGGCTGGCGGCATATTCGATATAGAGCAGATCCAACTCGTTGCTGCCTTAAAGGGCAAACTCTCAGATGAAGATCGTAAGCGCGTTGAATTACAGATGGCAGTCCTGACTGGCAATACTTCAGAAGCGACTAAACTTGCAGGTGAGATCGCTAAGTCTCAAGGGCTGACCGAGGCTTTCGTTAAGTTTTATTCAGGCATTCCTAATGCTAAAGATCCTTTCGTTGGCTGGATAGAGACACTTAAACAGGCCGCTGCACTTGCTGCCTCTATTGCCGCTGGCAACTATAACGTTAGAACTCCTACCTATAACGGAGCAGCAATCGCCGCCATTACTTCAACTTACGGTACTGGCCCTGCATCCGCTGGAGTAGATAAGGCAGGGAATGTCAATGTTTATGTTGCAGGAAATGTTGTATCAGAATCGGATCTAGTAGAAGCAGTGCGTAATGGACTTCTTGAAGGTTCACTATCTGGATCTCCTTCTTCAATCGGCAGACTCAAAGGAATGTTTTTACAGTGACATTACCTTGCGAAATATCCGTTTCTTTCGACTTCACCTCTGGCGCGACCTTCTCATTTCCGTTTACGATTGGTGACCCTAAGTATGGAGTTTTAGGTACAGGCACACTTGCATCAAGTACAACACCTGAACCAACAGTTGATTTAACTCCAGATGTTCGACAGATAACAATTCGTCGCGGTCGTAACATCATGCGAGATACTTTTGAAACTGGCACTGCTATTGTGCGAATTTTAGATCCTAAATCTTACTGGAATCCGCAAAACACTTCATCGCCTTTCTTCGGATTCCTAACTCCGTTACGTAAGTTGCGTATCTCTGGCACTGTAGGCGGAGTTGGATATTTCTTATTTTCAGGTTATACAACAGAGTACAAGTATTACTACCCACAAAATCAAGAAACTGGTTATGTGGACATCATGTGCTCAGAGGCCTTTAGGCTGCTACAACAAGCAAATGTAGATACTGTCTCTGGCGCTACCGCTGGCCAAGACACTGGCACACGTATAGGAAAGATTCTGGATGCAGTACAGTGGCCTTCATCCATGCGTACCTTGGATACAGGTAATACGAATTGTGTTGCAGATCCATCAACCGCGAGAACGGCACTGGATGCCTTGAAAAATGCAGAGTTCAGTGAACAAGGTGGTTTCTACATAAACCATGAAGGTACAGCCGTTTTCCTTAATCGTACGAATGTCATTAAGAAATATGGCGAGACTCCGATTGAGTTCAATCAAACTACTGGCATTCCTTACACTGATCTCCGCTACAGTTTCGACGATAAATTAATTATTAATTCGGCTGGCATGACTCGCGTAGGCGGAGTGCAGCAAGTACATGAGGATGCTGCTTCTATCGCCAAATACTTCCCTCATCAAAGCAATCAGGAAAATCTAGTTGCACAAACTGATGCGGATACTTTAAACATCGCTAAGATTTATGTCAAGACAAGAAGCGAGACAACAATCAGAATCGATCAGATGACGGTCGATTTACTCGATCCAGATGTACCGACTGCGACTATGCTGGAGTTGGATTATTATCAGCCGTTGAAGATCACCAACGTTCAGCCTGATGGATCAACAATAGTTAAAACTTTACAGGCACAGGGACTTGCATGGGATATTACGCCAAATTCCATGAAGGTCACAGTCACGACTCTCGAGCCTACGATCGAAGGATTCATCATCGGGAGCAATGTATCGGGTATAATCGGACAATCAATCATGGCGTATTAGGAGAAAAAATGCTTGGACTACCCGCTTCCACTGGAGACGTGCTTAGCGCCGCGTCATATAATTCAATCGTTTCTTTTACGATTGGCGCATCTAATACAACCGACTACACAGCCGTTCTAGCAGACCAGTATCAGGTTCTAGAAGTCATGAATAAGGCAACTGCTATCGCCTTCAAGATTCCTACAGATGCCTCAGTCAATTTTGAAATCGGTACATGCCTAACGGTACTTAATATCGGGGCTGGACTATGCACCATCTCGGCAGTAACACCTGGCACGACCACCGTAGCAAGCGCGGGAGCAGTAAGCGCCTCACCTACTCTCAGCCAATATAAGTCTGCCGCCTGTCTGAAAATCGCTGCAAATTCTTGGGTTATCGTGGGTGCGATCGCATAATGATCGCTAATCAAATTGCTGGACTTATGGGGGTTAGCGCGCCTATTGCGCTCA